TCACGAAGGTACTTAACATCATCGATTGCAGTTGTATTTGTGCCGCCGGCAAGATTGGTAATCTCTGTGGCTGAGCCAGGTCGTACAGGAATAAAGTAATCCTCTTCGATACTCATTGGATTATATCGAAGATCAACACGTCCAGTAGAAGCGTCGACAACAGAGTGTCTCTTCAATTGTGTTACTATTTTCTCCATGTACTGTTCAACATCGTTCGGAGGAATAGCTCCAACATCAATCTTAAACAAGCGGCGCTCGGAGGAGCGGATAACTCGGTAAGCCATCATCGCGTCTTCAACTAGGGTTAGTTGACGAAAAATTCTGCGCGCGGGCTCTAGGATGGAGGTGCCATATGGCGCATACTTATCATTGCCTAAAATTCTAAAGTGAGAAATCTGCCAGTTTTCGAAAGTCATGCCGGCTGAGTTCCACTGATATTGTACATAGTTGGGATTGGTGGCATCTTTTCCTTCAAGTCTCTCGATCTCTCCAGACGGCAGCGCGATAACAGACTGCACTCCATACTTATCATCGATGTCTAGGTAAACGAAGAGGTCTCCATATTTGCACATTGTTCGTGCCCATCCGAAAAGATTATAATTAATACTTAATATGTTTTCATATAGGACCGCCAACACTGCTTTGATCTCTTCATTCGGGCATTTAATATTAAGCATTGGTCTCAAGTCAGAATAGGTGGTCATCTCATCTGCATAAATATCTAGCGATGAGGCTATCTCCGGAGTGTATTCCATTTGGTCGAAATCGACATATCTCTCTGCTCGTGCTTGATTCTGCATCGCATTTGAGGCAATTGTATCAAGGGGGTTGTTGACCGCCTTTTTAAATTGTTGACCAGAGGCGGACTGAAATCTATTCGCAAACTTATCCAGATGCTGCCTGCGGATCCGGCGGCCGGACTGAGATCTATAATTGATTATAGGACCAGAAAATAATCTAGTCAAAGCTTTGAAAAGACTTGACTCAGTATTTCTGGGGTTTTTGGAGCTTACATGATTTCTATTTCTTGGTGGCATTTATTTTCTCACTTGATTATCCATTTATATTGGTTATATATGTCTTCTGCTGCGCCCATTTTATCAAATATATCATCTTTCTTGTAGCCCTGCTGTCCTTTAATTTGAGTATTCATGGTTGTTTTGCTAGTTCTAATGGCAGCTACAAAGGCTTTTTTATAGTTAAGCTCTCTAGAATTCGATTGCAGTGCCGTGTCTCTCACCCAACAGGCAATTGCGAGCGCCATGACTAAATCGTCATGATATCCCTTCATTGCTTGGGGTTTTCCGTTCTTCCAAATAAACGTTTTCATTTCGTTGATGGTGCGCATTGAATATATTTTAATTAGTTTGTTTCTTATGAATTCTTCTAGTTTTGCTATGATTAACGGCCGAGTCTTCATTGTGGTTGTAAATCCCGGAACAGAATCGTTTCTATATTCACCTTCGTGTTGTTCGATATACGCGTGTGTTGATTTTATTGAATAGTATAGATTGGGATATGCGTATTCTGTTAGTTTATCTAATACGGAGTACCCAATATTGTTGTTCTCTACCACCATCATGCAATTTCCATACTCTCTTCCAACTTGGTTTAACATATTTGCATACATATCAAGAGTTGGCTTACCTTGGTACTCTCCGACCACCTCTAAGGTTTCTAATTTTATAATGTGAAATGTAGAATAATCAGCACCATCGCCGCGGGCAACATCCGCAACCAGCAAATAATTACACGCGGGGTCGAACTCTTCCCAGATCCAAAAATTACGATCAAAGCCGGTGCGATGCTTAGGTTCGCATACGCCGGTTAACAACCACTCCATGCAGGCGGGATCAATCACAGTCTCGCCCGACGTGTTGAAATTACACGCAAGCTCTTGCGCGATCTGGCGCTTTGACATATTTCTTGTTTCTTTATTATACCACTCTTCGTCGCGATCCGGATGGACTTCCCATGGTAGCGTAGTTAGCTTGAAATTGTTAGAGCCGCCGGAGGAATCAACACACGTCTTGTGAAACCAATTGCCTACGCCATTCGGCGTTGATAGGGCGATGCAGCGACCACCAGTAGATAGCGTTGGGTACAAACCGGTCCACAGCTCTTCCAGCCCTTCAATGTGGGCTGCCTCGTCGAGAACAAGTAAAGACAGTGCTTCAGAGCGACCAGCATCGCCAGATGTGGATGCAGCTTTGATCGAGGATCCGTTCGAAAGCTCAAATGATGTTCGGTTATCTACACTAATAGTTGCTATCCTTAGCCAATCTGGGACGTTCCGCATAATATTCTTCACCTTCTTCACAAGGTTGCCGGCTGTGGCAAACTTTGTTGCCATAACTAAAATCGCCTTGTCTCGATGAAAAAGCATCATCCACACAACATAGCCGGCAGTAATCGTTGATATACCAAGCTGTCGAGCTTTTAAAATTACATTAAAACGATAGTCGTTAAAGTCTTCTAAGAGTGCGTCTTGGAACTCGTAGGTATCAAAAAGAATTAACCCGTGCATCGGGTGAGAGATTCTTGCGTAGTTGTTGAGAAAGTAGGACGGATCTTTTCCGCACTTAAGTATTTCTTTTACACGCTGCTTCTTGTCTAGTTGAAAACTCATACATCTTTTAGGGCCGCGATAACTTCTTCACGATTAGCAAGATCGCCTTCGCCATCTAACACAATCATTTCTTCCATTCCATCGGTGCGCATCATATCAATAAGCTCTGCATCACCCATCTTGGCGAACCCGTGAGGATCCAAGACATCATATACCTCGTCTTCATCACCCATATCGTGATAGTGTCCCTCGTCAACTTCTTCGTCTTCGTCTCGGTTGCCCGGGATGCCAGCCATAGAATGGGCTCCGTATGATAGACCGGCTATTTCTAAAATTTTCTCAAAAGACTTGGCGGCTAAATGTTCTCTTATCGGACCTAAGCTAATAGCTGGTCGACCCATTGCGCCGGGAACATATTCCGTGCCGGGTGCCTCTTCACCATCTTCCATTTCAACTCCTGGAATCTTTTCAAAAACTGTTTGAAACAAGTCAGCTACTTCTTCAGGCTCCATGCCTTGGATTAAAGCAGCTAGTTGATCCTCAACATCTTGTCCGGAGTCATTCTGGAACCCTTGGTATTCGCTCTCGGGCGCATCGTCTGACGGAATATCCATACCGATCGGCATTGTCTGTGCCGCTCTATCGGCATTTGGATCCGCTGGGACCTGTCCAGATCTTACTTTTTTGCTGTGTCCGTAATCATCCCCGAGCCAATCAGGCTTGGGCCCTTGCTTCCGGATCCATGCCAACATTTCCTCTACCTGCTGCGGGCTTAATGCTTCTCCAAGAGTCTCTTCTTTTATGTACTCTTCTAAGATAATCTGTTGCAGTTTGGACGTAGTGATTTTCACTTTACGATTCCTTTTTTCTGGTATCGTTCTCCGGACGTGTTCCGCCTTTTCCGTTCCAGCCGCCTTGATCTAAGAAGGATTTCCAACTAGTTTCAACTGGGTTTGTGGAGCCTTGGTTATCATCGTTCATGTCTTCCGACAATCCGCCGACTTTATAATGTTTCTTGGCTTGAACCCAACTACGAACACGGGAGGAATTTTGCACTATAACATCGATTTCGCCCTCTTCTGTTAAAGTGACAGAATTGCCTGTAACTTTCTTATATTCTTTCTTGAGCCACCCGGAGATGTCAGTCAGCCTTTGATCCATCTCTTGCTCAAATCCGCCGGCATATACTTCTTTTAATTGTATTTCTGACATGTACGATAAGCACATTATATTGCCATAAAATTTTACATTGAAGCCGTCCATAACACGCTGGTCGATAAGGGCATTGCCCTCTTCTCTACGCAGTGCGCCGGTTTTGACTGGTTCATAGTCCTCCCCAAGCGCGCCATCATAGGCATTAGCTGCCGCTTGTGATAATCCTTGAATTATTTCATATACTGTTGCCATTATTTGGTCTCCATCCTTTTTGCCATCTTTCCTCTCTATCTTCTACAAATTCAATATAGCACAAATGGCAGCAATCAAATTTAAGAAGACAAACATCATCCATAGATTTCTTTGGGAAGTTCCCGCAGACAGAACAAGTTTTTAGAGATTCTCTATTAAGTAGTTTTTTTGTAACCTTTATACCATTAACCTCAATTTTATCTTGCCATTGTTTATTTTGAGACGTCTTGGAATAAAGTTCTTTCATTTGAAGCAAGTATTCTTTTTCCTTTTCATCGCCCCATGCGGACATAGGATTTTGAATAGCTTCTTCTCCGTACTTCTCCGATATTGCTTTTTCAACTGCGGCTATTTTATTTATTTTATTTTCTTTCATTGGAGTGCCTTATATACGCCATATGAACCCGCAGTACCAATGAGGATCCCACCAGCAAAATATAACCATTTGTGCCGGGGAGATGTTTTTTTTAGTGAATCTACAAGTATATTAATTTCTTTATCTTTCTGCATTATAAACAAATCGTACTCATCTGTTAAGGATTTGTGTTCTATTTTTAGATTTTCTAACTTAAACTCGTACTCTTCTTTTTGAATCTTTAATTGGTAATCGGTCTTTATATCACAAGCATACATGGCAAGATCATAATCTGATAACATTTTTGCCATGGCTTTCTCATCAAAGAGAACACCGGCAAATGGAGCCGGCTCTTTGTATTCTAGTATGGAAAACTTAGCCGGTTCAGTCGCACTTGCCGAGAGGCTCAGCATTAGAAGAAGTTTAAGGAACATACTCGATACCAAATTTAGTTTCTATATCTTTAATTAGTGCTTCCTTATCATGTCTGAACTTTCTTTTATATTCGTTATTCTTTTTCTCTCGAAGTGAGTCAGCCTCTTCTTGAGCTTTTTCATACTCCTCTTCGATTGCGGCAATTGATTCTAAAAAGCTTTCCATCAGCAACTGCTTCTTTTCTATCTCTCGCTTGTGTATTTCTTTTAAGCCATCGATTTGTGCTTCGTGAGATTCTATTTGAGTTTCATATGCAGTTTGCATGAGCTTATAATCACGGCTGTTCTTCAGGGCTATAACGACTAAAAGCAACACTATCAGTATTGCTTTCCAATTCTTCAGAGCAAATTCTAGTATCTTCTGTTTAATCATTATATCCTTTTAATCGAGCGACCCCATCAATGATAGTCTGCCCCCCAATATAGATTGCCGAAATAATCACCCAGTCTTCGCTCGTAACATGCCCAGCAAGAGTGAGTCCTGTTGCTGTCAACCATACCATCAGCTTGCGCGAGGTAAGCTTTGCTAACCATGTATCTACGAATGCTTGTGCTTTTGCCATCATTTATCACTCCAATGTCGAGTCCGACCGGACTCCTCTTTCTCGGGTCAGCCGTCTTCTTCTATTTTTTCGGAAGAAGCCTCATTTGTCTGTTTCTCTTGTAC